GTCAATACGGCGCGGCCGAGAGGACCGAGCTTTTCTTTCCATCCACCAGCGCAAACTACATCTACAGCAGACAAGCAGGCGGAGCAATAGGTACATTGCTCAACGACCCGCTACTGCTGGAAGGTTTGCGTGTTCCTGGTGGTCATGTGAAGATCGACATACTAAGAAGGAAGGAGCGAGAGGAACAATGTCAAGCAACAGGCTGGCAAGACGAGCAGCAGACCGATCTAGACCTCTCTTATCTTCAAGGCAACTTTCAGACGCTTTACCAACGCATGTTGGACCGCGCCATCGAGGAGCCCCCTCTTGTCAAACCAATTGGTCTGGCAGAGGCACTGAAGATTCGAGTGATCACGAAAGGACCGCCGCTTCGTCAAACCGTACTCCGGCCGCTGTGGAAAACCTTGCACAGACATCTCCGGCAACACCCCGCTTTTCGACTGATCGGTGAGCCAGTCTCTGAAGCCTATGTCCTTGATCGTATGGGACAAAAGCTAAAAGAGACCGACTATTACCTTTCAGGCGATTTCGAGGCTGCTACAGACAACTTTAAGTCCTGGGTTTCCAATACAATCGCTGACGAAATCGCCAACGTTTTGCAATTGGATCCGGACGAAAGGAAGCTGTTAACAGAGAGTCTAACAGGGCACTTCTACGAAACGGCGGAGGGCCTGAAGCCTCAAACCATCGGGCAGCTCATGGGATCGATTACCAGTTTTGTGGTACTCTGCATCGGCAATGCAGCCGCCGCACGTTGGGCACTAGAGGTCAGCTCAGAGAAGACAATACTTCTGAGAGATGCTCCCCTTATGATCAACGGCGACGACGTAGCAATGCGCGGACCGCAGAGCCTATACAAACATTGGCAAAAGATCACCTCACTTTTCGGGTTACAAGAATCAGTCGGTAAGACCTACTTCACAAGAGACTTTGTGGACATAAATTCCACTAGCTTCGAGCGAACAGTCGAACCAAAGATAATTGAATACACCGATAGAGTGACCGGGCGCTTTACACTGCGACAAACGTGGCTTGTCCAAACGCGATATGTTAACATGGGTCTCATGTCTGGCCAGAAACGAAGCCAAGGCATGATCGGTCTCAGCGACGAAGATGACCCAAGAAACAACATCGGCGTACGGGCACACGAGTTGCTGCGTTTAGCACCGGAAGAGATGCACGACAGAGTGATGAAAGAGTTCCTCATCGCTCACGGAAAACTGCTAAAATCTACGAAACTCCCGTGGTATATGCCGCGCTGGATAGGAGGACTGGGCCTCCCTCCCGGAAAATGGGGACAACCATCAGAGCTAGACTTACGTCAAGCTCAGGTCATCCTCTTTAACTGGAAGAGAAGGCAACCGATCCAACTAGGGCGCCCCAAAACCGCATGGAGAACGTGGAAGATAGCGACGGAGAGAATCCCGGAAGTGCATTATCTTGAGCGCGAAGGAGTCCTAACGAAGTTCTACGATAAAGTGACCAACCTAATGGTGGTTGACACAATTTTCGATTCGAACATTCGATTGGAAACCCTCATGCCCAACGAAGCACACCGCGACGTCAGCAAAGCAATTCGTCATAACGAGAAACTCTGGAAGCCAAAGGCTGGGGCACTGCCCGAGCCAATTGACTACGAGAAACTCAAGTTTAGACGAGTTTATGCTGCTCTCCCACCTCCAATCCAGGAACCAGGATTGAGGCAGTATTCCGAAAGGCCAAGCGATGTGATTCCCAGAACGATACGTCCTGAGAAGGGCTTCACTCAATTCGCTGGCCACCTTCCCGCACAAAAGGATTCTGTGGGTACTTCTCTGTTGGACTGAGGTGTTGACCGGTATATTACCGAACCAACAACATCTCACAGAGGAAAACCC